CTGAAAAGTGTCATCAAAGACACGAATCTAAATCTGAGCAGCACTGGGAGAGAGAAGAATTGCCAAGAGAATTATTTAGGATTCAATCTATATTTCAATGGAATGAAAAGCCAAAGGAGTTTAAAGACCAATGGGTTGATTACATCGAGCAGGAGTTTGACCGAAGAGAGCAAGGGTTTTGGTATATGAACAATGGGGTAAAGACCTACATCACAGGTTCTCATTATATGTACCTACAGTGGTCCAGCATTGACGTTGGCTATCCTGACTTTAGAGAAGCCAATCGAATCTATTGGATATTTTGGGAAGCCTGTCGTGCTGACCCAAGGTCATTTGGAATGATATATCTAAAGATTAGACGTTCAGGATTTTCATTTATGTCTTCATCTGAATGCGTAAACATAGGCACTCTTGCCCGTGATGCACGTATAGGCATCTTGTCAAAGACAGGTGCTGATGCGAAGAAGATGTTTACAGATAAGGTTGTGCCAATCAATAGCCGTCTTCCGTTCTTCTTTAAGCCTATCATGGATGGCATGGACAAGCCAAAGACTGAGTTGGCATACAGGGTTCCTGCAGCAAAGATTACAAAGAAGAATATGTACGAGACTGACGATACTGATGTCGATGGTCTTGATACATCAATAGATTGGAAGAACACTGAAGACAACTCATATGATGGTGAGAAGCTATTGTTCTTGGCCCATGACGAATCTGCCAAATGGACAAAGCCTGTAAACATCAAAGAGAATTGGCGTGTAACCAAAACTTGTCTACGATTAGGTAGTAAGATTATTGGCAAGTGTATGATGGGTTCAACATCCAATGCACTTTCAAAAGGTGGCCAGAACTATAAAGACATTTACGAAGACTCAAACGTAAAATACAGGAATGCTAACGGTCAAACCAAGAGCGGGCTGTACGCCCTATTTGTTCCCATGGAGTGGAACATGGAAGGCTTCATTGACATCTATGGTCACCCTGTATTTAAGAAGCCCCCAGCCCCTATAAAAGGTGTTGACGGCAATCTAATTAACAATGGTGCAATAGACTATTGGGATGCTGAGGTTGATTCATTGAAGAGTGATGCAGATGCATTGAATGAATTTTATCGTCAGTTTCCACGCACAGAGTCTCACGCATTTAGAGACGAGAGCAAGTCATCCATATTTAATCTGACTAAGATATATCAGCAGATTGATTACAATGACTCGATGATTAAGGAGCACTATATTACTAGAGGGTCCTTCTCATGGAAAGATGGAATTAAAGACACTCAGGTGATTTGGACTCCCGACCAAAGGGGTAGATTTATTATGAGCTGGGCACCACCTAAACATATGCAAAACAATGTTCACGTACGTAATGGAATTAACTACCCCGGCAATGAACATCTTGGGTCATTTGGATGTGATTCATACGATATATCTGCTGTGGTTGGCGGACGTGGTTCTAACGGAGCGTTACATGGAATGACTAAGTTCCACATGGACGATGCTCCTGTAAATGAGTTTTTTCTAGAGTATATTGCAAGACCTCAAACTGCTGAGATATTTTTTGAAGAAGTGTTGATGGCCTGTGTGTTTTATGGTATGCCTATCTTGGTAGAAAACAATAAGCCAAGATTGCTTTATCATTTAAAGAACAGGGGTTACAGAGGTTTTTCAATTAACAGACCGGACAAACAATTTGCTAAACTGACAAAGACTGAACGAGAGTTAGGCGGAATACCCAACTCGTCTGAAGATGTCAAGCAATCACACGCATCGGCAATCGAGTCTTACATTGAGAAATTTGTAGGTCTAGATTTAGAAGGGAAATACAGAGAAGCTGATTTGATGGGCACGATGCCTTTTACAAGAACGCTTGAAGACTGGGCTAAGTTTGACATAAATGATAGAACTAAATTTGATGCTTGTATTAGCTCAGGACTGGCCATCATGGCCAATCAAAAACACCTCTACATTCCTGAAAAAAAAGAATCGAAATTAATTATTAACTTCGCTAAATATAAGAACGAAGGGGTAATAAGTCAATTGGACAAATGAAGAATATAACAATCCAAATTAATTCAGTGTCTTTTCCTAGTCAAATAGCTACGGATGCTGAGAAGGCATCTGATACCTTTGGTTTACAAATAGGTCAAGCTATACAATATGAGTGGTTTCGTAAGGACGGGAACTCATGTAGGTACTATGGACAATGGCAAGATTTTCGCAGATTAAGATTATACGCAAGAGGTGAACAGCCGATTGGTAAATATAAAAATGAGTTAGCAATTGATGGAGACTTGTCTTATCTAAATTTAGATTGGACTCCTGTTCCTATTATACCAAAATTTATTGATGTAGTTGTCAATGGTATGTCTGACCGTTTATTCAAGGTTAAGGCATACGCTCAAGACGCTATGTCTCAAGCAAAGAGGAGTAAATATCAGGACCTGATTGAAGGTCAGATGATAGCAAAGCCTGTACTTGAAATTATTCAAGAGGAGTCGGGGGCAAATCCTTTTATGATGGAGCCTGACCAACTGCCTCAAACAGATGATGAGCTATCACTATATATGCAGCTTAACTATAAGCCTGCTATTGAGATTGCTGAGGAAGAAGCCATCAACACAATCTTTGATGAGAATCATTACGATGACATCAGAAAAAGAATAGACTATGATTTAACTGTAATTGGAATTGGTATAGCTAAGCATGAGTTTCTTCAAGGAGCAGGAGTTAAGATTTCTTATGTAGACCCAGCTAATGTGGTCTACAGTTATACTGAAGACCCATTCTTTAAGGATTGTTTTTATTGGGGAGAAATAAAGACTCTTCCTATTGGTGAGCTAATGAAGATTGACCAATCGCTCACCAACGAAGACTTACAGCAAATAACGCAGTACAGTCAGTCTTGGTATGACTACTATAATGTGGCACAGTTCTATGAAAACAGTATGTTTTATAGGGACACCTGCACGTTGTTGTATTTTAATTACAAGACTACTAAAAAGATTGTCTATAAGAAAAAGAATTTTGAAGGTGGCGGCTCTAGAGTAATTGAGAAAGATGACACCTTTAATCCTCCTGCAGAAATGATGGAGGAAGGTACCTTTGAGAAGATTGAGAAGACCATTGATGTATGGTACGAAGGTATCATGGTAATGGGTACTAATATGTTGTTGCAATGGAGGATGTCTGAGAATATGGTTCGTCCTACCTCAGCATCGCAACACGCATTACCAAACTATGTGGCCTGCGCTCCTCGTATGTATAAGGGGTCTATTGAGTCATTGTGTAGAAGGATGATTCCTTTTGCTGATTTGATTCAAGTTACTCACTTAAAGTTACAGCAAGTAATTGCGCGTACAGTTCCTGATGGTGTATTTATTGATGCCGATGGATTAAATGAAATTGACTTGGGAACAGGCAACGCCTATAATCCTGAGGATGCCTTACGACTATACTTCCAAACTGGTAGTGTTATTGGACGTAGCTATACACAGGATGGTGAATTTAATAATGCTAGAGTTCCTATTCAGCAGCTTACATCCAACTCAGGCTCTGCTAAAACGCAGATGTTGATTACCAACATGAACCATTACATTGATATGATTAGGTCTGTAACAGGACTTAATGAGGCAAGAGATGGTTCGATGCCTGACCCGAACTCTTTGGTTGGTCTACAGAAGTTGGCCGCACTCAACTCAAACACAGCGACAAGACACATCCTTGATGGGTCTATCTATATGTTTAGGTCAATGTCAGAAGCATTGACATACAGAGTAGCTGACATACTAGAGTACTCTGACTTTGCTGATGAGTTTGCTAATCAAATAGGAAAGTATAACGTATCAATCCTTAATGAGATTAAGGACTTGTATATTTATGACTTTGGCATATTCATTGAGATTTCTCCTGATGAAGAGCAGAAGGCTCAGCTTGAGGCTAATATTCAAATGGCTTTATCTAAAGGAGATATTAACCTTGAGGATGCAATTGATATTCGTGAGATTCGTAATTTGAAACTTGCCAATCAATTGCTAAAGCTAAAGAGAACTAAGACTCAGGAGCGTGTTGAAAAGATGGCTATGCAACAACAAGCCATGATTGCTCAACAGCAAATGCAGTCTCAGAAGCTGGCAGCAGAAGTAGCTATGCAGAAAATACAAATGGAGACTCAAGCTAAAATGCAAATAAAGCAAGCTGAAGTTGCGTTTGATATTGAGAAGAGTAAAAATGAGGCTGTGCTAAAATCTCAGTTAATGAGAGAAGAGTTTAACTATAACCTTCAGATAAGAGGCATGGAGATTCAGGACTTTAATCAGCGAGATAAAATGAAGGAAGATGCCAAGGGTAAAAGAATTAGTCAGCAGAACACAGAGCAATCAAAATTAATTAACCAAAGGAAAAATAATCTTCCTCCATTAAATTTTGAATCAAACGAAGACAGTTTGGATGGCTTTGATTTGGCAGAATTTGAGCCTCGATAAAATGTTAAAATAATTAATTAAGTTTGTAAAAATAAAATCTAATAAAATGGAAATTAAAGTAAGGGCACTAGATGCTATCGAGCCTAAAGGGGTAAGAGAGTTAGAAAATGAATTGATTGAAAAGCATGAGCAGTCATTAGAAAGTAATGACGATAACTTTTCATCAGGTAATGAAAACTCTATTGAAGAGTCGGAGCCTGTCGGACTTAATTTAAAAGATGAGGACGTTCTTTCATACCTTGGTAAAAGATATAACAAGCAGATAAATTCTCTTGATGATTTGGTTTCTGAGCGTAATAACGCAGAGCCTCTTCCTGATGATGTAGCTGCTTATTTAAAATATAAAAAAGAAACAGGACGTGGATTTGAGGATTTCTTGCAATTGAAGAAAGACTTCGATGTAATGAGTCCCGAACAACTTCTTAAAGATTACCTTACCTCTACTCAAGAAGGATTAGACAGTGAGGATATTGAGGCTTTAATGGATGACTATTCATTTGATGAAGATTTGGATGATGACTCTACCGTTAAGAAAGTTAAGATTGCTAGAAAAAAAATAATTGCTGAGGCCAAGAAATACTTTAACGCTCAGAAGGAAAAATATAACGTGCCACTTGAGTCAAGTTCGGCATTTGTTCCTAATGAAGAAAAAGAAATTTACGAAAGCTATAAGCAATATGTTAAAGAGGCGAAGACTATAGAGGAGGAAACTAATAGAAAGCGTAGATGGTTTGACCAAAAAACCGATGAGGTCTTTAGTAAAGATTTCAAGGGATTTGAGTTCAACATCAACGATAAGAAAATCATGTTTTCACCGGGAGATGCCAATGAGTTAAAAAACATTCAGTCTACTCCACAGAATTTTATAAATAAATTCTTGGACGAAAGCGGAATGGTTAAAGACGCATCGGGATACCACAGGTCACTAGCCATGGCTATGAACCCTGAAAAGTTTGCTAAGTTCTTTTATGAGCAAGGATTGTCAGATGCTACTGATGATGTTACTCGTAAAATAAAGAACATTAACATGACGGAGCGTAGAGCTCCAGAGGTTGGCAAGTTTACAGGAGGAATGCAGGTGAAAGCGATAAACCCTGACTCAGGAAAGAATCTGAGAATTCGCAGCGCAAAAAAAATGTAAAAACTAAAAACTAAAAAACAATGGCAAGTGCATTATTAAGCAACCCCACCTTCGCTTTGCAGCCAGCTGCTGAGCAAGTGGCGTTACAAACAAACTATATTACCAACTTTGATTTCTTGAACCAGTATCTACCTGATACTTATGAGAAAGAATTTGAGCGTTATGGTAATAGAACAATTGCTTCCTTCCTAAGAATGGTTGGAGCTGAGATGCCTTCAAATTCTGACCAAGTTAAGTGGGCAGAACAAGGTCGTCTACACATTAAGTATACCAACTGTACTTCAGCAGCTGCAGCAGCAGCTAACACAGCTACTTTCACAGTTTTTGATACAGGTGTTACTTATATCGCAATCCGTATTGGACAGACTGTAATGATTCAAAACAACTCTTCAGGGGTGTTTAACAAAGCAATCGTTACTGCTGTTCCTTCTGCAACTACTTTCACAGTAGCTTACTATGAGTCAACAGGACAGGCTTTTGCAGTTTCTACTCAGTGTACTGTATTTATTTACGGTTCTGAATTTAGAAAAGGTACTACTGGAATGGTTGGTTCTTTGGAATCAGAAGATAGCATCTTCTCTAACAACCCTATTATCATCAAAGATAAGTATGCGGTTAACGGTTCTGACATGGCTCAAATCGGTTGGATTGAAGTTACTACCGAGAACGGTGCTACAGGTTACTTGTGGTATTTAAAATCTGAGCACGAGACTCGTCTTCGTTTTGAAGATTATCTTGAGACTGCAATGATTGAAGCAGTTCCTGCAGCTGCAGGTTCAGGCGCTAATACTGCCGGAATGATGGGCTCTGAAGGTATCTTCTACGTTGTAAACGCAAGAGGAAACGTATGGGGTGGTGGAACTCCAACTACTCTTCCTGATTGGGACACTATTGTTTCTCGTCTTGACAAGCAAGGTGCTATCGAAGAGAACGTAGTATTTGTAAACCGTGGGCTTAGCTTCGACATTGATAATATGTTGGCTACCTTGAACGGATACAATGGAGGTAGTGCTGCAGGTGGTGCATCTTATGGTCTATTCGACAATGATGTTGACATGGCGTTGAACCTTGGATTCACTGGATTCCGTAGAGGTTATGACTTTTACAAGTCTGATTGGAAGTACTTAAACGACCCAACTATGCGTGGTGGTTTATCTACTGCTGCTTCTACTGCAACTGGTACTATTACCGGTTTGTTGGTTCCTGCAGGTTCTACTTCAGTGTATGACCAAATCATGGGTAAGAACGCTAAGCGTCCATTCTTGCACGTACGTTACAGAGCTTCTGAAGCTGAAGACAGACGTTACAAGACTTGGATTACAGGTTCTGCAGGTGGTGCCGCTACTAGCGACCTTGATGCAATGGAGGTCAACTTCCTATCTGAGCGTTGTGTATGTACCCTTGGTGCAAACAACTTCGTATTGTTCAGATTTGGTTGATAAATAAATGGAGGGTGTCTTTAAGGGCACTCTCCTTTTTAAAAAAATCTAAACTAAAGAGACAATGGCTATTAAGAAAAAAGTAGGAGACCCCGTACCAAAGAAAAGGGGAGGAGACCCGATTAAAGGACCGAGAACACTACCTCAGGTTACAGTAAGTGCCTCTAGAATTGTTGACGAACCAGTAAAGAAGCCTGCTAGTAAAAGAGCATTAATGGATGTTAATCTTACTAAAGGATATAAGATGTCAATTGATACTACAAATATGAAGAATCCAGATAAAGACACTTATAACTATATGATTAAGGATGCAAGTGGTAAGGTTATATCAAAAGGAAACATAGCCAGTAGTGAGAGTAAGTTTGGAGCTAGTCAATTAGTTCAAAAACTTAAAGCAAAGAAGTAAAATTTTAAATTTTAAATCAAATTAAATTAATTAAAAAATGGCAAAGAATATCCCTGTAGACAAAGTCTACAAATTAAAAATAGGAAGCCCACTGTCTTATACATTGGCTTCAAGAAATCATCCTAGATTTCCTCTGATGTGGTTTGATGAGAAGAACAATCAGAATCGTGCATTAAGATATGCAACCAATCAAAAGTCTCCTTTTGAAGACGAGCAAGATGGAAATGCAATTATTGAATCCATTGTTTTTGAAGATGGGTTTTTGAGAGTACCAAAACAAAATCCTGTACTACAACAATTTCTTCACTATCACCCATTTAATGGTGTTGTATTCGCTGAGGTAGATAAAGAAAAAGAAGCAGCTGAACAAGTTGAGGACTTAAACCTAGAAGTAGAAGCGTTAATAGAAGCTCGTCAATTAACTATGGACCAAATTGAAACTCTTACTAGAGTGATGTTTGGCAAGGACCCATCAATGGTGTCTACTGCTGAATTGAAACGTGACATCTTAGTGTTTGCTAAGACTGACCCTAAAGAGTTTTTAAATATATTGAATGACCCTGAGTTAAAATACCAAGCAAAGATTAGAATGTTTTTTGAAAACAAGTTCTTGGTCTTGAGAAACGGGGACAAGGAGATTTGGTTTAACACCTCAACTAACAAAAAGAAGATGATGTCTATTCCTTACGGGGAAGACCCTTACGAAATAGCAGGAGGATTCCTGCAAAGCGATGAAGGGATTGACTCATTGAAGATGTTAGAAGCAATTTTAGCTTAAAATGGTTGATTGATTGGTTAAGAAGGGGGCGTTGTAATGCCTCCTTTTTTTTGTTTATATTTGTAAAAAGGCAAAAAAATGATAAACTCTGTTAGAAATACGGTACTATCCGTTTTGAACAAGAACAACTACGGCTACATCTCCCCTTCAGATTTTAATTTGTTTGCGCTAAATGCACAAATGCAAATCTTTGAGGAGTATTTTGACGCTTATAACAAAATAATAAATGCCGAGAACTCTCGAATGGCAGGTACTGATTACGCTGAGGTGGAGCAGCCGATTGCAGAAACAATCGAAGGGTTTTTAAGAACTGATTACCTTGCTAATATTTCAGCTAATAAGTTCTCATCACCAACTCCAGCTACTACAGGGTATTATGAGTATCACATATTAGATATACAATGCAAGCCTATTATTTTGGCAACAGGAACAAACACGTCTGTATCTGCAAGTAACCTAGTTGATAGTGCAGGAGCATTTTTATCAAAGGGAATAGTACCGGGAGATGTTGTTACCAACCTTACGACAGGATTGGTTAGCACTGTGGTTTTGGTAGTAAGTAATACGACTATACAATTGTCGTCAAACATATTCTTGGCATCTGCAAATTCATACGCTGTAATTTCTTCAGCCACAATTGTTCAAGTTGAAAAGGTTAATAATGCAAAGATTACGCTTTTAAATAATTCTAATCTTACAGCTCCAACAATTCAATTTCCTGCCTACACGCTACAAGGAGAAGTGATTACAATGTATCCATCTTCTATTCAAAAAAAGGGACAAGTGGAGTGTACTTACTTTAGATATCCTGAGCCACCAAAGTGGACTTATATTACTTTGACAAATGGAGAGCCTGTCTTTGACCAATCACAAGCGGACTATCAAGACTTTGAATTGCCATTTTCTGATGAGTACAAATTAATTTCAAGAATACTTCAATATTGTGGAGTGTCAATTAGAGAGTCAGAGGTGGTTCAATTCAGCATGGCTAAAGAACAACAGGAGCAGAATCCATAAAAAATAAGACATGACATACTTATCACAATACCAATATTACGAGAACGATGGAGCGGCACCTGAAAATGCTAATTGGGGCTCGTATCAATATATCAGTCTTCAGGACGTTGTTAACAACTTCTTGTTAATGTACTCAGGCAACCACTCATTGGTCAACAATGAGGAACGCTATAAGATATTGTTTCACGCAAAGCGAGCTATTCAAGAGCTTAACTACGATGCGTTCAAAGAAATAAAAGTTCTTCAGCTTACCGTGCCTGACAATTTAAAATTCATCTTCCCATCTGATTATGTCAATTGGGTTAGAATCTCCTTGTATAAAGACGGATGGTTAAGACCATTGTCTGAGAATATTCAAACACTTTCATCTAATGCTTATCTTCAAGATAATACAGGTCGGATTTTATTTGACCAAGATGGAAATGCATTGAGTCCTCAGTTTTCTCAAATAGATTTTGACAATATTACAAAGATTAAGAAAAGTATTTATTTAAATGGTGCTAGTCAATTCGATGGTAATGAGGGATATAACTATGATGGGATGTGGTATTTTGAAGGGACCATTGGTGCAGCTTTTGGTCTTAATACAGAGACCGCAAACTTTAATCCTACCTTCAATATTGATAGAAAAGCAGGAGTAATTAATTTTGATTCTCCAATGGCTGGACAATCTTGTATTGTTGAGTACGTATCTGATGGCATGGAGCAAGGAGATAATTCTAAGATTACCGTTAATAAATTATTTGAAAAGTACATTTATGCTTACATTCAGTGTGAGATTTTAAGTAGCAAGTTGGGGGTTCAGGAGTACGTGGTTACTCGTGCTCGTAAAGAAAGGTCTGCTTTATTGAGGAATGCTAAAATAAGAATCAGCAATATTCATCCCGGAAGACTATTGATGAACATGAGAGGTCTAGACAAGATAATTAAATAAGATGGTAAAGATTAGCAGAAACTTCACAACGGGAAGGATGAACAAAGTCTATGACGAAAGAGTCATTCCTGACGGAGAATACATTGATGCTATGAACATCAGAATGGGTTCTACAGAAGAATCTGAGATTGGTGTTATTGAAAATACAAAGGGTAATTTACCCTTGACTTCTTTAACTTATCTTGATGGGACTCCTCTTAGTGCTTCTGCAAGATGTATAGGGGCTATTGAAAATAGCGTTACTGAAACACTTTATTGGTTTGTGCATGACCCCGACTTTCCAGTTGGAGCTACAGGTAAATTAGACTTGATTGTTTCTTTTAATGTCAGCACTAATATTTTGACTTACCATGTCATCTCTATTAATGATGGGGGTGGTGTTGATACCACTTTGAATTTTAATCCAAGTTACCTTATCACAGGAGTGGATATTTTGGACAACAAACTTTTGTTCTTTACAGACGACTACAATGCTCCCAGAGGAATAAATGTTCAAAGAACTTATCCTAATCCTATTGCTAACATAGACCAAGTAAGTGCTGAGTCTTTGTTGGTAATAAAGAAGCCACCTCTAGAGTCTCCTGAAGTTCAACCAATAGTAAATAATGGTCAAGAGAATTTCTTAGAGACAAGATTTATTTGCTTTGCTTATAGATACAAATACATTGATGGAGAGTATAGTGCTACTTCTCAATGGTCTCAGCCTGCGTTCATACCAAAGTCTTTCGGCTTTAGTGTTGAGAGCTATTTGAATGAGGGCATGACCAATCTATGCAATTCAGCTATCATTACTTATAATACAGGTGGCCCCTTAGTTATCGGTATTGACCTACTATTTAAAAGGTCTGATGGCAATGTTATTAAAGTTATTGAGAAGCTTGATAAACAAAACTTGGGATTGGTTGACAATGTCCTAGAGGAGTATACATTTACAAATAGTAAAATCTTTACCATACTATCTGAGTCAGAACTATTGAGGCTATACGATAACGTGCCTCGATTTGCAAAGGCTCAGACTATTATGGGCAACAGATTGATGTATGGCAACTATATAGAGGGCTATGACTTATTAGACCAAAACGGTGTACCAATAATGTTTGAGTACTTTACAACATTGGTTTCTGAAGACATTGGCTTAACAGACACAGACACTAGCGTTCAATCAGGGAATTACTCTATTGATGGTGCTGTAAGTGTTCCTGACTCAATAGTCTATATTGATTTGGATGGGAAGTCATTAATTGCAGGTTCTGCAATAAGTTTAGATTTGACTATAGACCATGACCAATTTACAGGAGATGCTCCATTTCCAACTGAAACTACAGATAACGTAAAATTAAATTTTGTTTTCTTTTTACCTAGAGATTATACCTCAGTATATGATTTGGGGTCTAGTGTAGAGTTTCAAAATGCTATAGGAGATGCTGGGAATATTCAACCTCTTGCAACTTATTGCAATGGAATAACATTTACAGACCAATTTAATTGTGATTTACCCGCCACTTTAAGTGGATTATTTAAAACAGCGAGTGGAATTAGTGCAGTTGGTCAAGGCATTGGAATACTAACATCCCCTGCTAGTAATGAGATTGGTCTACAAATTCCTGCAATGAAATATGTCGACAATATTGCAACTCCAACTCAGGAGGTATACGAATATTACAGTGTCACATTTGCTCAGGCAACTTTTCAAGAAATAGCTAATACTCAAAGCCTTCATAGTAATAGAGACTACGAGATTGGTATTGTCTATATGGATGATTTTAACAGGGCTACAACAGCTTTAGTTAGTCCAAACAATACTCAGCACGTATCTTGTGGATTATCCTCTTTCAAGAACTCTATTCAGGTTACAATACCACCTCAACAGGCGCCTCCTGCTTGGGCTACTAGATACAAGTTTGTCATGAAGCCTGACCAAGAGAATTATGAGGTAATTTATTGCAACATATTCTTTGAGGACCCAAATAGTAATAATGCCTACTTCTTATTGGAAGGAGAAAATTCTAGAAAAGTAGAGGTTGGTGATAGATTTATTGTTAAGGCGGACTCAGAAGGTCCTACTACCAATTGTGCTTACGCTACTGTTCTTGAGAAGTCTTCTCAGGCTGAAGGTTTTCTTGAGATACCAAGTGCGGGAAACCCTATCGTATTTATACCCGTGCCCGCAGGTGTTTATGCTAAGATTAATCCAAATAGTTTTAATATAACTAAGGATGATATTTACCCTTCAATTATTTCTCCGGGAAGAATAACAGTAAAAGAAAAGCAAGGGGGAGATTTTCCTATTCTATTCTATCCAATGAATGTGTACGATGGTGCCGCTTGGGTAGACTATGATGTTCCTGCAGGAAGTAGAATTGTAATGTCAATAAAGCAATTCAGAGGTGGTTCAGGGAGTCAATGTGAAGAAAGGAGAAATACTTTTGAAAGAACTTTCATATCTCCAAACTTATACAGTAATATGTATAATTGGTTTGTAGGAGAAAATATTCAACAGTACTTGAATGATGGAATACAGATTGTTGGAGGAGGAGGTTGTGATATTAATAACGTATTTCAGGTGGGGATTACAACTAATTTAATTGGTGACCCAGTTGGTCCTCCTGAGCTTTGTATAAACTATTATAAGTTCTATAGAAATACATCTACTAATGAACTTCAGTTATTGGTTACAGGAACTGAAGCTTGTCAAGGGGCAGGATTAAAGCCAAGAGCAAGAGATTCAAACGTAGAGGTAAACATTACTGTGTTTCGTTCTGATAACGTCATAATCTTTGAGACTGAGCCATCGGACGCTTTGCCTGATGTATTCTTTGAGAACGAGATATCATTCGCTATTGTGAATGGAAACCATCAAGGAAATATTCAAAACCAAAACATTGGTACAGGTACTCCTGCAATAGTTGACACTAAGTTCTTTAACTGCTTTGCATTTGGAAACGGTGCAGAAAGCTATAAGATTAGAGACTCATTGGTTGGTAGCTCTTTTAACTTTGGCAACAGAGTAACTAGTGTTTCTGCTCAGGACTATAAGGCTGCAGATAGATTTGCAGACATTACCTATAGTGGTGTCTATAGCGCAGAGTCAAATGTGAACAAGCTCAATGAGTTTAACCTTGGCTTGCTTAACTACAAAGTATTAGAGCCATCCTTTGGAGATATCTACATAATGGATGGAAGAAATACTGATATACTGGTACTTCAAGAGGATAAGATTTCATACGTGCTTGCAAGCAAGAACTTGATTTCAGACTCTACAGGGGGTGGTGTAATAGCTTCTGTTCCTGAAATTTTAGGGAATCAAATTGCAAGAACTGAAAGATATGGAATCAGCTTTAATCCTGAGAGCTATGTGCATTGGGGTTTCAATAGATTCTTTACTGATGTAAAGAGGGGGGCTGTTATTCAGCTTGTAGGAGATTCATCTAGTAGTGACCAACTTGCAGTTATCTCTGAACTAGGAATGAGAACTTGGTTTAGAGATGAGTTCAATCGTTCATACGACACTCAGAAGCTAGGTGGGTATGACCCATACATGAACGAGTATGTACTATCTACAAATGATATAGACATTCCATCAAATCCTGAGTGTTTAGGTTGTGGTATATTGCAAACATTTACTCTTAGCACATTACCAGCTGTATCAAAGACATTTCAATACTGCGTAGATTTAGGCGCTGCTATTGGGTCTTCTGATATTAATTATACCGTTGAGACAATTAGTGCTGGTGCATCATTTAATATTACTGTAAACTATGATGGCAACATTTTTACCACTGGAGTTGTAACTACTAGCGGTACGCTTACATTCCCTAAAGGAAATGTTTCTGTTGAAACAGCTACAATAACAATAAATTATACAGGAGACATAGTTCTTTCAATTCTTGCGGAATGTACTGTAACTGATAATTTGACAATTATTCAAGTTGTTGTTACAAATGACTTTCAATCAGGTCAGACTATTCAAACGCAGTACAGATATGTTAAAGGAACTTATACTTCTCCATTACAGTCTGTTGGCACTATATTCTTATCTTCTACCAATAATCCATTGGTATCAAGATATAGCTCATTGACAGGAGTTGTAGGCCCCGGAGCGTTTCCTCCTGCAGCAAGCACACTGAGCATTATTGCTAACAAGTTATCTACAGATACGTTTGTATTCAATCCTGCTACAGACAAGTTCAGATATTTGATGTCAAATACATTGTACACAAACACTCCTGCAAACATATCTACTTTGCTAGGACTGTCTACTATAGCGACACCAAACCAAGGAGGCGGGATTAATAACTTTGCTCAATTTACGGTACCTGCTTTGCAGGATTACCTATATCTTATTTGGGATTTTAGAGATTCTGTACCTTTGACATTGTGTTACTCTAGTACAACTACACTAGATGCTTGCTGTGGATGCTAGTAAATTAAAATGAAAAATAAAATATAATGGCTGTAAGTTCAACATATTATTTAAATGGTCCATCACTAGGTTCGGCTACGGCTGTGTTTACAAACGCAGCTTTAACGGTATGTGCTGCCAATGGTTTCTACTCGGACGGTGTAATAGTCAGAGAACAAGTGTCATGTGTACTTGTTCCCCAGCAGACCTGTCCTTCTTGTTCAATTGTTTGTGGAGGAAGCATAAGTGCTAGTGGGAACCAAGGTGTATACTATTTAAATGTAAACCTTGGTGCTCCCACAGGAGCTGTAATTGTTGAGTTTGAACCACTGTCAGTACCTGATGGGATTAGTGCTTTATTTAATAGCGTCATCTATAACGGTCTTTCTTCACCTTCATTTGGCTGGCGACAAGGGACTGCGGGATTGCCTACTTACGTTGGTGACACAACTTTTGATTGTGGTATAGTAGCAGGGTCTCCTTATATCCTTAATGAGTTTCAGTATAATGGAACAACATTTGCTCCATTAGGGACTACAGAGAACGTATCTGTAGCTGCAGGTCAAATGCAGCTTACTGCCTCAGCACCGGGGAATTGCATTATGGTAATACCAAAGATAGTGTCGTCTCCATCTATTTTAAATCTTACGTTTATAGGGCCATGCTCAGGCACGGTATTTAATGTGTCTGTATTATGCCCTGCTGCACTTACTTCATTCTCATCAAGTACAATCAATGTTAGTAGCGCAGCGGCTTGTTCAGCCACTATAAACCAAACGTACTATGTGGCTCATGTTAATGGAGCTGGTGGTACTTTAGGTTTGTATGATTTAGTTTTTAGTGACGTTAATGGTCAGTTTAAACTTAATGCAGGTTACTATCAGACTAATGATGCTGGCACCAATGAGTGGTTTCAAGTAGATGCTAATGGAGTTATTATTGCATTTGGTGATTGCTTGTATAGTCAATTCATAGTATACTTTGATGTGACTACAAGTCCTAATACTTATGGATGGGGAAGCTCTGCAGCTGCTTGTGCAGGGACTGGAACACCTTTGACCGTATACATTAATGGACTTGCTGCTGATTTGAATGATATTTTCTCTCAAGGTCTTGCGCTTTATATAAACGCATCGTATACTATTCCTCTAAACGGGAACAACACTTGGTATAAGACTGTGTCAGCTCCTACTAGTGGAGATTCTTTTCAGGTAGACGCATTAGGATTTATATCAACTTATGGAGGACCTTGTTAAACTATGGCAAATTATACACTAACATATAGCGAAGCGGCACCCGGATGGGTGTCCTTCTATTCTTTCTATCCTGATTGGATGATAGGAATGAATAATTATTTCTACACGTTTAAAGGTGGTGACTTGTATAGGCACAATGTGAATCAAAGCAGAAACACGTTCTATACTCCTTGGAATATTAAAAACGGTACTCCTTTAGCGGATTTTACTCCAACAGGTTTACAGAGTGTATTCAATGTGTCACCATTGGAGAATAAGTTATTTAAAACAATAGACCTACAGGGCGATGCTCCTTGGGCAGTAACTCTACAAACTGATATACAGGCATCAGGATTTATTAGTGCCAATTGGTTTGAGAAAAAGGAAGGAGCTTACTTTGCTTTTGTTAGAAACAATACCCTTGGTCAGTTAAATCTGAGAAGTGTAAATGGTATAGGAAGAAGCTCACAAGTTGTTGGGGGTAATGTTATCAAGTTTTCATTAAGCGTTTCTATTGGAAACATCATAAGTATTGGTGACTTATTTTATTTTCTACTACCTCCTTCATTCTCAGGGGCTCCATTATTAGCGGGACAAGTAACTGCAATTACAGTTGACTTACCAAATGGTGTGAACCAATTAACTATTAATACAACTATATCAGGGACTACACCTATCACTGTTCAAGATGCATATTTCCTTTACATTAAAAACTCAATTGCTGAGTCTCATGGCGTGCTAGGACATTACTGTGTATTTAACTTAGAGAACGATGAGGTAGATAAGATTGAGCTATTTACTGTGGAGGCTGACGTAATGAAAAGTTTCCCTTAAAATTAATATCTTTGTTATAGCATGGCACTAACAATACGAGAGTTAAGCGAAGCAGATTACGAAGACATTCTTGTAGGGTGGTGGAAGGACTGGAAATGGATTCCTCCTCAAAGGGACTTCCTTCCTGACAATGGTAAAGGTGGCATCATAGTTTATGACGGTGATGTTCCTATTTGCGCAGGATTTATGTACCTTACTAACTCTAAGGTTGGATGGGTAGATTGGATAATATCAAATAGGTATTATACCAACAAAGAACTAAGGAAAGACGCCATTGAATTATTGGTGTCGAGATTGACTGAAATCTGTGCATTAGTTGGATGTAAGTACGTCTATGCAC